CTGTTGTATCCCAGTACAACGCACCAGTAAGCAAAGCATCTCCATCATTGTCTACTGTTGGAGACGATGACTTAGAACCAAGGTAACGGTCATCAAAATTATCATAGGTAGTGGCTGCTGCTGCGGCTGAACTAGCTGCTGCTGTTTCTGAATTACCTGCGTTAGTCGCGGAGGTAGATGCACTACTAGCAGAAGTAGACGCATTAGACGCTGATGTGGCTGCGGCTGTTGCTGATGTAGCTGCTGAAGTAGCACTGCCTAAAATCGAGTCTGTGTAAGCTTTGGTAGATGCGTCTTGTGCTGCTGTAGGATCACCCATGCCAGTGATCTTATTAGTTCCCATAGCGATAGCACCAGACATTGTGCCACCCGCGAGTGGGAGTCCTGTGGTGTCTGCTGCATCAACGTAAGCTTTAGTCGCTACATCTTGCGCTAGTGTAGGATCAGCAACACTTACAATTTTATTTGCGCCCAGGGATAACTGGCCTGACATTGTACCGCCAGCTAAAGGAAGCTTGGCAGCAATGCTGTTAGTAACTGTCGTNTGGAAAGCTGCGTCATCATCTANTGCGGCGGCTAATTCGTTGAGAGTATCTAAAGCAGCAGGTGCGCCATCAACTAAAGCAGTTATTAAGCCATCTGCATAAGCTTTTGTTACAGCGTCTGTTGCAGCAGTAGGCGTACCTATGTCAGTAAGACGTGCTGCATTAAAGTCTACAGTGCCTGTAAGGGCTAGGTTGTTTAGTGTAGTTGTGCCAGAAGTTGCAGTTACATTACCAGTCAAATCTCCTGTTACATTTCCGGTTACATTTCCGGTTAAATTACCTGTAACATTGCCCGTTACATCTCCAGTTAAACCACCTGCAAAACCAGTGTTTGCTGTAATTAGTGAGCCTGTAATCGCAAGAGGGCTAGACGCTCCAATAATAACACCGTTAACTGATCCGCCTGTTATCACAGCGTTGCTTGATGCAAAAGTGCCGTTAGCTGTTAATGTGCCTGTAATAGTGGCTGTAGTTGTTGTAAGTGAAGAAGGATTAGTTCCTAGCTCAACAATTGCTGTAGATGCATTCTCAGTAAAAAGTCGTTTATCTGTGACATTGACCGCAAGTTCGCCTTGAACCAAGTCACTCGTAGTGGGTACGGCTGATGCGGTTGAGCTGTTCTTGGTGACTATCGTTGTCATGTTGAATTCCTGTAGTTACCACTTGGTTTTGTGCGACCAGTATCGAGCTGATAGTTTAGACGGATTAGAGTCTTGAGCGTTATGCCTGGCATAATAGGATTTTTTCCTTGCCTTTTCTTTGGCAGTCTTGGGATTGCTCCCTGCGCCCTTAACACCTTGCTGCCCAAATCGGACAGTCTTGATTTGATCACCGACTTTAGCCAATACAACGTGGCTTTTAGTAGGATGGCTAGGGGTTTTTTTGGGTTGATTATACCCACTTAATCCAAGAGTGGTTAATCTTGAGTCTTTTTTACGCATAAGATAAAGGGGCAGGTTTCCCCGCCCCCATCTCCATTTAGCCGTTAACAGCCATAATGAAACCGCTGTCAGGACGGTAAGTCTTAACACCGTACAGAGTATCAGCAGTATACAGTGTTCCGAGGAACTCCTGCTTGTACTGAGTCTGTGAACGAACACCAACTTGCTCTGCTAAGATCATAGTGTCTTTATGCACTAGCATTGCTGCACGAATCTGACCACCTGCTGAGTTTGCCGAAGCAGTCTCAGTAATAGGGCAGTTAGTAGAGATGAAAACATCAATGCCATAAAGATTTCCGATCTTGCCATTTTGCACAGGTTCGCCACCAACAAAGTCAGAAGACACATAACGATCAACACCCATGATTGCATTACGCAGTGAAGGTGGGATAACAAACGCGCGGTTATCCATAGGTACGTCAGCATCGTCCTGCTTCTGGATCAGATCACGGAAACAAGCATCAGTGAAAACGTCAGCAGTAGTAACAGTGTCATCAGCATAAGCTGTAAGGCCAGTTGAGGCATCACAGAAGAATGCAGCAGCAGTGTTAGTCCAAAGAGTTCCATCGCCAGAACCAAAAGACTTACCTAAATCCATCAGGTCTGTATCAACCTGACGCGACAGAGCATAACCCGCATCTGAAGTGTAGAAGTTACGAAGCGAAGACAAAGCCTGAACTTCAGTAATATCTTCAATGATACGTGAGTATTCGTAGTGCTTGTCTAGCGCAACTTGCACTTCGCCCTCTGTGTTGCTCTGAATAGTCACAGCAGTTGCTGAGGCTTTAACGTGAGCATCTCCGCGAATAGGAGCAGGAATGTGGATGATGTCACCCTTCTTTCCTGTCATGCTCATTTTCTTTACTAGGTTCGCGAGAATGAGGTTCTTTTCATAAGCAGCGCGAATCTCGTCACTCCAGATTTCTGGAATAAATGTGGCAGCAGTAGTGTTAGTTACCGCTCCACCCATATTGGGATAGGTTGAATCAGTCATAATAATCTCTCAAAGGTTAGCTTTTGACGCGACCTTCCTGATACGCACGAAATATCTCATCAGACATAGATTCATAGCGTTTCGGGTTAGTTCGCATTAGTTCAATAATGTCGCTTCTTCGATAAATTTTTCTACTTGGAGCCTCACTACTTCCTTTAGCTCCACCTGTTGAGGCTGCGTTCAAAGTTTGTTTACGTTCTTTGCGCTCAACATTTACGGCCTGTTGTGCAACATCTTGAGTTGATTTCCAACTAGAAAACAATTCATCTGCCGCATCATAGTCGTAATTATTGTTTGCTCGTTCGTATAACTCTGAACGAATCTTGCTACCAACAACCCACTTTTGAAAGTTGGCATTCATAGCAACTTCTTTAATGTCAGGATGCTTCTGCTGTAACGCAGAAAGCGTCTGACTTTGTTTCATCTGATTGCCTAATTGCTCCAACTGTTTAATGGTTGGATGGTTTGCAATTTTGCTATCAACAGCCTTATCAGGTTCAGCGAAAAAATCTATCTCTTCAGCCTGTTCCGGTTCGTTGACTTTGGTCTGATTAAGAATGAAATCATCTACAACCTTTCTTAATTGTCCTACCTCTTGCCCTTGTTGACCAATGCGAGACTCTGCCTCTTGATGCATCTTAATCAACTCCGCTGGACTTTTCCCTTGATAGTTATCAGGGATGTCATCCTGGGGCGGGGTTTCAGGTGGGGCTGCGGCTACCTCTTCTAAGACCGCATCTGATTGTACAGCTTCATCTACCTCTTTCTTCACTTCGTCAATAAGTTGTGCCACTATTAAACTCCTATGGAGACAAGACTAATTCTAAGCTACCCCGAAGGACTAAGAGTTAGCTACCTTGCGTTCGTGTTTAATCTTCGCCTGTCTATCCTTAGCCCATTTCATAGTAGCCCCCGGATAGGAACCGGAAATGGGGTCAAGTATCGACTTAACAGGTGAGATTATCTTACTACTTAAACCGTCACACTTAGGACAGTTACGTTTGTAATCGTCAGTTAACAAAGCGCGATCCAGCATAGCCTCATGGATATGTCCTTTAGCGCATTGGAAATCAAAGATTACTAACATCACTGCTATCCTCTCGTAAACGATCTATTGTAGATTCTAAGTTAAGTATATAAGCCAAGATATTTAACTGGCCTTTGCGAAAATTCAGATCATCTCTGTCTTTCGTATGCTCAACGGAATTAATGTGAAGAGCATTGGCACTTAGCTCTTCGGTTAAATCTTTCCAGCCTTGCATTAAAAATATACTCGCAAGGTTGTCATAATATTGTTCGGTATCTTTATCCATTCTTCTTCGGCCTACCTCTAGGTTTGGCTTGTGGCTTTTCTTGCACAAAGTTTTTTATGTCATGCAAAAGAATGGTATGTTGTTTCTCTAGATATTCTATGCGTTTTACCAGCTTATCTAAAACTGCGTTTACCTGTGTAACTACGTCCTCAAGCTCTCGTTTGGTAATCACTAAGATAGTACCTTTGCGGCTTCAATGTTTAACTTCTGCTCTTTCATTCTTGAGTCAGCAATTTTTAATCTACGCTCAAACTCTTTATCGTCTTTATCGCCGGCTTTCAGATTTGAGGTGACAGCTTTCATTTGATCTATCTCTAGCTCTACAGGAATAGCTTTAGTTTCTGCAACAATCTTGGCTGCTCTAGCTTGCGACTCAGCACCTTGCCCATTAAGAGCATTGGTTTGTGACTGCTGGAACTCCATCTGTGATTGCTGCATAGCTTGCTGTGCTTGTTGCTGTTCAGGTGAAGGTTGCCCTGCTTGCTGTAGAGTTTGTATTAACTGCTCACGGTTACTAAGATTCATATTATCTATGATTGATTGAATCAATGCAGGGTAGAGCGGAGACTCTGGAGACATAGTTTGCAGAAGTTGTACTAACTGCGTAACTTCGTATTCCCTTGCTATAATGCCCAGAGAGGAAGTAACTTCAAATTTATAATCAGCAACAGGATAGAGTTCTGGCTCAAACTGCATATACCTGTAAGCAACTTTGCTAACAAATGGTATTAAAAAACACTCTTGGAAATTAATCAGAGTTCGCTTATGACGTTTAATAATTGCGCCCAGTGACATAGAAATACCTGCCGCTGTAGATTCGCCATTAACAGAACCGCCTATTCCTGCGGAGTCTATAGCTCCAGTAGCGGTTTGCACCATCCGTTGTAATTCACCTGCTTGAGCAAATGTAATTTGTGAAACCTGCCCAAAGTTAAATGGTTGTAAGACTTCAGAAGGATTACCATTTGTTAAAATAATTTTGCCTGGCTTAACCTCTGGCTTGGCTCCGCGAGGTAATCGAGTTGCATCCATAGCCATCATGGGGTGCACTGTTAACGCTAGGGCATCAATTCGTGCGCGTAGCTCTGCGTCTAATGCTTTCTGCGAGTTGTAACCTTTCTCACACACGCCACGACCCCAGAACCTAGACGGTACGATATCCCAAGGAAACGCCACAACAGGGCGGTCTTGCATCATGTACGGGTTCTTCTCCGCTTTCAGCAAAGTACCACCGTTAGCTATTACAACAATTGCCTCAACATAGAAGTCTGTATCTTCTTCAACGTCTGTTAGCTGTTCAACCTCTTCAAAATCTTCATCATTTTCCAACAAGTGTCGCGGGACAAGTCCGTAATACTTGGTTAGGCGAGCTTTATCAGTAGGTTGCGTGGTAAGTTCGTGGTCAGGATCAAGATCAGTATCAGGATAAGCAAAATTAAACGGCACATTTTTGTACACACCTTTCTCTTGTAGCTGTTCTACAGCATGAGTAGGCACAAATTCATCAATGGCTACGCCTAATGCGCTATCTACATCTACCGCAACAGGATCGATTAGAAAGTTTTGAGGAAGTACAGGACGCAATTTACATACAGTACGGTCTGAAATGTTCACGCCGACAGCTTGTAACTGCCCATCCATGATAGGTTCACTAGCAGGGCGCATCTCTTTTACTTCTTCTAAAACAATTTCTGCTATGCCTGTACCAAAGACTGCGGCGTTAATTAAACACTCTGCAACACCCTTTCGGATTTTATTGGCTTTAAAATCTTCTAATAGCTTTTCGCGAAGATATGCTATGTCTTGGTTATCAGCGTCTACCAGGTCATCTTTCATATCAAAGAATCTGCCGCGACCAAACGTGGCTTCTTCAATCTCAGCAACTGAAGACTCTACAGCTTGCTGTAACGCTGGAGATATAATCTCAGAACGCTCTGAGCTACGATTACGGTCTTCTGAAGAATAAATACCTCGCCATAATCTATAGTATTCATCAAACTTCTCTTCATAGTTAGTGTCGTAGTGATCACGCCAATCCTGACACTTAGACATAACCCAAGACTCAAGAGTCTCTTCTATGCCAAACTGATCTTCGTTTGATTCCAGCATATTAATATCCTGCTACTGAGTCTAAGACCTCAAACTCATCTAATTCAAAATCGTATGTGTAAGAGACTTTAGCCAGTTGATCTATATAGGCTAAAGCATCTACCATATCATCGTGAGTTAATGGATCAGGGAATTGAAATAGCTCATCCATAAACTGAATATTCCATTCACCTTTGTTTAGGCTGCATATTCCGTTTTCAAATCTACCCTGTAACGCCCACATCACTCGATCAGTTTTCTTTTTATTGCCGTGAGTTAATTCTTCAACACGAAAAAAATTCTGATACTTCTTCATAAGATCAGTGAGGGGAGACATAACAGCTTGTCGAGCTATGCCTTTTTCTATACCTACAGAGATGGGTTCGTAGTCTCTTACTATCTGGAATATTTTCTCCGCAGTGGCGTTTAATTCCCACCTACCGCAGACAATATCCTTAACCCACCACCCATATTCGCCTACTTTTACTATAGCTATAGCAGTGTTGTCAAGTTTTTTGTTTTTAGACTTGGCTTTGCCTACCTCTTCAAAACCCGCGAGGTCAATGGCAACGTAGTAATCGCCCGTATCTGGCTCTTTGTCATCGAAGTTAACCCACTCTTCTTTAAACATCT